AGATGGTGGACGTGTTAAAAAAATGGGTGGCGGAATGATGAAGCGACCTAAAATGCAAGGTGGTGGCAAACTTAAAATGGTAATGAAGGGTGGAAAAAAAGTCCCTTTCTTTGCTGCTGATGGTAAAGGTGCAAAAGATCTTGGTAAAGCTAAAATGATGAAAGGCGGCCGTGTTAAAAAAATGGGCGGCGGTATTTCTAAACTAAATCCAGGTCTTCAAGCTTTTATGAAAAAGAAAATGAAGAAAAAAATGTAATGGCCAGACCAGGTTTATACGCAAACATACATGCTAAAAGAAAACGTGGCGGTAAAATGCGTAAAAAAGGTGCAAAGGGTGCACCGACTGCAGCAAACTTTAAAAGAGCTGCACAAACAGCGAGGAAAAGATAATGACTAAACTATGTCCAAGAGGTAAAGCCGCAGCAAAGCGTAAGTTTAAGGTATATCCCAGTGCATACGCGAACGCATACGCTTCTAAAATTTGTGCTGGTAAGATTAAAGATCCATCTGGTGTAAAGAGAAAAGATTTTAGAGGACGTAAACCTTCTGCCATGGGTGGTAGAGTTTACAAAGCTGGAGGTGGACTCACTGAAGCTACACAAAGACTAAAACGACAAGGTCTTAAAAATGGTGGTCGTATTCAGATACAAGGATTCGGCGCAGCGAGAAGATAATGGCAAAGAACGGACTTGATAAATGGTTCAAACAGCAATGGGTGGACATTGGAAGCAAACGTAAAGATGGTTCGTTTGCAAAATGTGGTCGTTCAAAACAAAAGAAAGATGCAAAACGTAAGTATCCAAAATGCGTCCCACTTGCTAAAGCGAGAAGAATGTCTGAAGGACAGAGACGTTCAGCTGTAAAAAGAAAGAGAGCAGTAGCACAAGGTGTTGGTGGCAAACCAACCAATGTAAAAACTTTTACAAAAAGAACAAAAGCTGCAAAAGGTTACGCAGCAGGTTATATAGGTAAAAGTATAAGAGGTGAGTACGGTGGAGTAAATCTATCTAATCCATCTTATGTAAAATATTATAAAGGTATGATCTAATGAGAAAACAGGATAGAATGCCTGCAAGAAACAAGAAGAACTTTAGACCTACAAAGTCTGGAGCAGGAATGACTCGAGCCGGTGTCAAAGCCTACAGAAGATTAAATCCCGGTTCAAAACTAAAAACAGCCGTGACTGGTAAAGTGAAGCCAGGATCAAAAGCTGCTAAACGTAGAAAATCATTCTGCGCAAGATCACTAGGACAGATGAAAAAATTTCCTAAAGCAGCGAAAGATCCTAATTCTAGACTACGTCAGGCTAGAAGAAGATGGAAATGTTAATAAACTTTATTAAAAAAATACTAGGACTAGACAGATTAGATTATAGACTAAGAAGACTAGAACGAGTTAAATATTGGAAGGAGAAATATGAAAAAAGCAAAAAATAAAATAAAAAAAGTTATTAAAGGTTTAAAGAAAGCATCTAAGTTACATGCTGGTCAAGCTAAAACTTTAAAAGGAGTTATCAGTGGTAAAAAAACTAAATAAGGTAGCTAAAGCTTTGAGTAAAGCCTCAAAGATACATAAGAAACAATCTAATGTTATTAAAAAACATATTAAGGACATGAAAAATGGCAGATCCAAAAATCGGAACAGGTAAAAAACCTAAAGGATCTGGTAGGAGGCTTTACACGGATGAGAATCCTAAAGATACTGTTAGAATTAAGTTTGCGACTCCTGCTGATGCTCGTAAGACTGTTGCAAAGGTTAAAAAGATATCTAAACCGTTTGCGAGAAAAATACAGATACTAACTGTTGGTGAACAACGTGCAAAAGTTATGGGCAAGTCACAAGTGGCTAGTATTTTTAAAAAAGGCAAAGATGCTATCAGAAAAACGAAAAAAGTTTAATGGTAAATCTTATAGGGTATCTGATTTAAAAGAGGGACCATATAAGAAGAAGTTAGTAAAGAATTTAATGAAAGCTAGACGTGATGTCAAAACTGCATTAGATAAAAAAGACAAAACACTCGAACGTAAAGCGCGTAATCGTGTGCATAAATTTAAAGTTAAGTTAGGAGAAAGAGCATGAAAAAAGAACTACTTGATGCGCTTCGCGCAAGATACGAAGCACAAGTTGCTGAGGGTGTGGCGACCGCCAATATTTATTTAAATAATTCTGTTGGAATAGGAGAACACCCACAACATTTAGATGAGATAGATAAACTATTAGATAAAATTAAAGAGGCAGAAGAAAAAATTTCTTTGATTAAAAGGTGGGACAAATAATGGAAGATGGATTATTAATCGTATCTAAATTACAAAAATTAATGCGAAATAACTTACAAGTGATTGGTGACACCATGATTTCAGGTGGGGTTGACAATATGGAAAAATACAAGTATTTATTAGGACAAGCTAATACATATCAAATTATGTTACAGGAGATCTCTAACCTGCTAGATAATAAGGAGCAAAAAGATGAAAAAGGAACAGTTATCGACCTCAGCAAACGAGGTCCCAAAAGTTAAACTTGCACTACAAGACAAGTACGAAGAAGAAGATAAAAAACAAAATCAAAAACAAGAAGATCTATCTAAAAAAGAATCTCAAAAACTACCTAAACCTACAGGTTGGAGACTTTTAGTTTTACCTTTTAAGATGAAAGAAAAAACTAAAGGTGGTCTGATAATGGCTGAAACAACTCTAGAAAGACAACAGGTTGCATCACAATGTGGCCTTGTAGTTGAGATGGGTCAACAATGTTATGACAAAGATAGATATCCTGAAGGACCTTGGTGTAAAAAAGGTGATTGGGTTGTTTTTGCAAGATATGCTGGATCTCGTATTCAGATAGATGGTGGGGAAGTAAGATTGCTAAACGACGATGAGATATTAGCAACCATCGAAAACCCCGAAGATATATTTCATCAATATTAAAACATAGAAGGAGCAAACTATGCCAGAAGAAGAAAAAAAGACAGAACCAATGGTTGATATAGATACTTCAGGACCTGAAGTTGAGGTCAATCTTGAAGAAGATAAAATACCTAAGTATGAAGAACCAAAGGAAACATTACGAGTTGAAGAAACAGAACCTAAAGAAGAAATAAAAGTTGAAGAAGTAAAAGAAGAGAAAAAAGAAGAAAAAAAAGAAGAGACAGAAGAAAAGAAAAAAGAACTAGAAGATTATAGTGAAGGAGTGCAAAGAAGAATTGCTAAGTTAACTAAAAAATGGCGTGAAGCTGAACGTCAAAAAGAAGCTGCTATAGAGTATGCTAAAAAAGTTAAATTAGATCAAGAAAGTTTGCAGACTAAACTAAAAACTATAGAACCTAACTATGTAAGTGCTATGGAGGGCAGAGTAACATCTGGCTTACAAGCAGCACAAGCAGCGTTGTCTAGAGCTAGAGAAGCTGGAGATATAGCTGCTGAGGTAGAAGCACAAAAAATGATTGCAAAATTAGGTGTTGAAGAGGCTAGAGTTGCTAATCTTAAAAAAGCAAATGAAGGAAAAGTTTTAGAGAAAAAAGAACAAACTCTTGAACAAGCGATAGCCCCTAAGAAACAAGCACCTGATCCAAAAGCTGAAGAATGGGCTGAAAAAAACCCATGGTTTGGAACAGATAATGCAATGACTTATACTGCTTTTGACTTACATAAAAAACTAGTTGAGGAAGAAGGGTTTGATGCACAATCAGATGAGTATTATGCTGAAATAGATAAACGTATGAGACTTGACTTCCCACATAAATTTGGTACAACTGAATCAACGGTTACGACTAAACCCACACAAACAGTCGCTAGTGCGAAGCGAAGTGTCAATCCTAGTCGCAAAACTGTGAGACTCACGCCCTCTCAGGTAACAATCGCTAAAAAATTAGGTGTGCCACTAGAAGAATATGCGAAACAATTAAACATCACGAAGGAGATATAAGCATATGACAGATAAAAAAATAGACTCTCGTGCGAGCCAAACAAAAGTTGAACAGAAGAAAAAAGTTTGGACTCCACCATCATCTTTAGATGCACCACCTGCACCAGATGGTTTCAAACATAGGTGGATAAGAGCTGAGTCGCTAGGTTTTGATGATACATCAAACATGTCGGCTAAGATTAGATCAGGATACGAATTAGTAAGAGCTGATGAATATTCTGATTCAGATTATCCAACCGTAATTGAAGGTAAATACAAGGGGGTGATCGGAGTTGGCGGCCTTTTGCTGGCAAGGATACCGGACGAGATCGTTGAAGCGCGCAAAGAGTATTTTGCTCAACAGACTAAAGATCGAAGTGACGCGATCGAAAACGATTTAATGAAGGAACAGCATCCAAGTATGCCGATCAATAGTGATCGACAGACTCGTGTAACCTTCGGTGGTACAAAGAAAAGTTAATTTTTTAACGATTCCTACCCAACGAATAAATTAAATCGTACTGGAGGCCCTTAGGGGCAGGTACTTATAAGGAGCGATACTATGGCTAATCAAGACGCGGCTTTTGGTTTTAAACCTACAAGACATCTTACAGGTGGAAGAATCAGAGCTGAAGAGTATACTATTGCAGCTAACCATGGAACTTCCATTTTTAATGGTCAAGTGGTTGAAGCAGTAGCAGGTGGCGGTATTGAACAAGCAGCAGCTGGAGACACTCAACAAGCGGGTGTATTCGGAGGTTGTTTCTTTACTGATCCGTCAACTAGTAAACCAACATTCAAAGCTTTTTATCCTGCAAGCACAAATGCTTCAGATATTAAAGCTACGGTGTTTGTGGATCCATATATTGTTTTTGAAGCTCAACACGATGGTACAGGAACATCGGCGATGAACAATTCTGCTTTTGATTTTGTTGGAACGAGTGGAAGCACTCTTTCTGGACAATCAACTTCAGAAATTGACACGTCAACTTCTGGAACATCAGGTGGGTTTAAACAAATCAGTATATCTAAAGATCCTGAAAATAGTGATACGTCATCAGCGAATGCAAATGCATATGTTGTATTCAACACTGGTGAGCATATCTTTAAATTAACCACAGGCGTATAATAGGAGTATATAACTATGGCAATATCAAGAGCACAACTAGTTAAAGAACTAGAGCCAGGTCTAAATGCACTATTTGGCTTGGAATATAAAAACTACGCAGATGAGCATCTTCAGATCTACGATGTAGAGACTTCTGACAGATCTTTCGAAGAAGAAGTGATGTTATCTGGTTTCGCTAATGCTTCAGTAAAACCTGAAGGATCAAGCATAAACTTTGATACAGCACAGGAAACTTTCACTGCTAGATACACACACGAAACGCTTGCTTTAGCGTTCTCAATCACTGAAGAAGCGATTGAGGATAACTTGTATGACAGACTTGCGTCTAGATATACAAAAGCTTTAGCTAGATCTATGGCAAATGCTAAACAGATCAAAGGAGCTAACGTGTTAAACA